GGGGGCAATGAGCCCGAGGTTCACTTGGCCCGAAAATTGCTTAGTTGATTCGCTTTTGCGAAGTTATTCGGCACACAAGCACGAACCGTGCCAACTGTTTGCCGTCTGTCGTTGCGCGTTTGCGAACTAAATGCGACAATGCCGCATGGACGCAGACTTTGAACTCGACGACAACGGAACGGCGCACGTCATCCCTGCTAGGGGCGGGCGACGAGAGGGCGCCGGTCGGCCGAAGGGCATGGGCAACGAACAGATGCAGGCGCGCGCGGCCGCAGCAGAGGCTGGTGAAGAAGAACTCGACCCGGAGTCCACCGATCGGCTGACGATCGCGGTGCGCAAGGCCAAGGCCGTCGCGCTGAAGGAAGAGTCGATAGCCGGCCTGAAGGCGCTGGAGCTCCAAGTCGAGACTAAAAAGTACCTCCCGCGGGACGCCTACCGCGAGGCGACAGCGACACTGCTCGCCACGCTGTCGCAGGCGCTTCGCTCAATCCCCGACACTCTGGAACGAAAGTACGGCCTACCCCCGGCCGCGCTGCAGTACGTCGAAGCCACGATAGACGAGCAACTGAGCAGCGCGGCTACAACACTGGCTCTGTTCGCCGGCACAGAAGAATGAGCGCGGCCTACGCCACCGCGTTGGAAGACGCGTGCTCGGGCCACGCCGCACTGCGCCCACCTAATCGCGTTTCAGTCAGTGCGGGGGCCATGCGAAACCTGGTCATCCAGCAACCCGGCGCACCGAAGGTTTCTTGGTCGGCCGACGAAACGCCCTACATGGTCGAGCCCATGGACGGTTTGTCTAGCCGGACGGAAGAGGCTGTGGTGTTCGTCGGCCCGGCACGTACCGGCAAGACCGCCGGTCTGCTGCTTGGCTGGATGTCGCACAACGTAGTCAACGACCCGGGCGACATGCTGTTCATTCAGATGTCGAAGGACAAGGCGCGCGAGTTCTCCAAGACGGACGTCGACCGGGCGATACGCCACTCGCCACACATCCACGCGATGAAGTCAGACCGCGCCGTTGACAGCAACACCTTCGACAGCCTTTTCCGCCACGGCATGTGGCTGCGCATCGCCTGGCCTACAGTCAGCAACGTATCAGGCTCGACATACCGCTACGTGGCGATCACCGACATCGACCGGATCGAGAACGCCGAGAACGTGGACGGCGAAGGCCCGCTGTTCGACTTGGCCAAGAAACGCACAACCACGTTTCTGAGCCGTGGCATGACGCTGGTCGAATCCAGCCCCGGCAAGCCGTTCGAGGATCCCAGCTGGAAACCGGCCACGCCGCACGAAGCCCCGCCGACCGGAGGCATTCTGTCGCTCTACAACCGCAGCGACCGCCGGCGCTTCTACTGGGCGTGCCCCGACTGTCACGGCCGCTTTGAGGCAGCCCCGGGCCTGAAGTTGTTCGCCCGCCTGCCCGACGACAAGACGCTGCTCGAAGAGGTTCGCACTGCCGACATCACCGCGATGGCCAAGCACTTCGGGTGCGTGGTCTGCCCACACTGCGGGTCTGAACCCGAGCACAAGCACAAAGGCCACCTGAACAAAGGTGGCATCTGGGTGCCGGACGGTGTGCGCTTCACCGACGGTGACAACATGGTCGGCACGCCGATGACGTCAACCATCCGCGGCTACTGGCTCGGTGGTGTGGCAGCGGCGTACCAGTCCTGGACGTCGATTCTGGAACAGCACCTGTACGGCCTGCGCGACTACGCGCTGACCGGAAGCGAAGAGAAGCTGAAACAGACGACCAACACCGACCAGGGCATGCCGTACATGCCGCGGCACATCGCCGAGGCCAAAGGTACGGGTGTCACGCCGCGCGACCGCGCGGAGAAGGACCTGGAGCGCTACGTCGCACCCGAGGCCGCGCGCATGGTGCTCGTGTCGGTCGACGTCCAGGGCGGCCAGAACGCCCGCTTCGATGTGCAGGTGCACGCTGTCGGCGTGGACGGCGAGCAGTGGGTTATCGACCGGTTCAAACTCACGAAAAGCAAGCGCGAGGGCGCCACTCTGGACGACTTCGCCCCGATCGACCCAGCCAGCTACCCCGAGGACTGGGACGTACTCACAGACCGCATCCTGACGGGCACCTGGCGCACCACGATGCCGGGGCTGGAGATCAAACCGCTGGCCATGATCGTTGACACCGGTGGCGAGGCCGACAAAAAGAACTCCGACAAGACCAAAAGCGGCGTGACGCACAACGCCTACGCTTGGTTTCGGCGCATCCGCACGCTCGGGCTGGCCAAACGTGTGGCGCTCTACAAGGGCGGCAGCACACGCGACGCACCGAACATGCGCGAGACCATGGTCGGCAAGATCGGCACCAAGGGGCGCAACGACATCCCCCTGCTCCACTGCAACCCGAACAAACTGTCGGACGAAGTTGACGCCGGCCTGCGGCGGCAGACACCCGGGCCGGGGTACATCCACTTCCCAGCCCCACGGCACCCAGTCAACAACCCGGACGGCTGGGTCAGCGACGCGTTTTTCGATGAACTGGAGGCCGAGGTTCGCGGGTCTGACGGGGTGTGGACCAAGCTGCGCGCGCGCAACGAGACGTTCGACCACTGCCGCATGATCCGCGCGCTGATGATCCACCTGGGTGTGTTTCGCGTGAAAGACTGGGGGCAGGTGCTGAAAGGCTTCGCACCGCTGGAGAAAAACAGCATGCTCGTGACGCGCGACGACCGCCGCGAGCAGCAACAGAACACCACCGTGGCCGACACGCGCGCCCCCACACCGCAGATCGTCCCGCGGCGCAGGCCCCGCCGCTCGTCGGTTGCCGCGCTGTAGTTTCGCACTTGCGATACACTGGCGCTGGACTTCATGGGATTTCCTACAAAACGGCGGCAGATAGTGATCTGCCTAGCCTCGGGCCAGTCCGAGGACCATCGTGAGTGCCTGTGCTGCTGTGGGATCTCGGCGGGGTACACGCAGGCACTCACGATGGTGGAACAGCCCGTGTGCGGAACCGTGAAACATGAGATGACCCCCGTTTGCGGTGTGCGGCCAAGGGGTGACACGTAACGCCGACTGCAACCACCATCGACTTTTTCGCAGTTGTCTCCCTCCCTTTGACCCGGCCTCGTGCCGGGTTTCTTTTTACTTTCCGGGACTTTCGACTTTTTTGCGAAAAGTAACCGCAGTGGGCTTTTGCGACAGCACGCGACACTGCGCCCCATGAGCACGACCCCAATTGTCGATACCGCCACGCTGCGCACCTATGTCGAGAAGCTGACCAAGGCTATCGGCAGCGGAGTTCGCTCGGTCACCCTTGGCGGTCAAACCATCACCTACAACACATCGGCGAGCCTGATCGAGGCGCGAGACAACATGGTGAAGCAGATACAGAAACAGGAAGCTGCCGCAGCCCCCAACAAGCGCTCGCGCCAATCCTATGCCGTCTACGGCGGGCGGGACTACAACTGATGGCCAAATTCAGCGTGAACGGCAAGCGCATGGGGCGCCCGCCGAAACAGAAGCCGGAAGCAGTCACCCCGCAAGAGGCCGCGATCGGCCGCGCAGCACTGGCTTTCCTGAACCGGTACGACGCCGCAGGCAAGGGTCGTCGCATGGCCGGCTGGACCCCACCGAGCAGTGGGCCAAACCGGGCGATTGAAGGTCTGCAGACCCTGCGGGACCGGTCCAGCGACGCTGTGCGCAACGACTGGTCAGGCGAGTCGCTGATCCAGAAGTGGGCCACCACCCTGATCGGCATCGCGATCACGCCGCGCTTCAGCCGCATCAAAGATAAAAACCGACGCCAAGAGGTCAACGACATTCTGGCCGATTTCGTGAAGCAGGCCGACGCCGACTGCGTGCTCGACCTCTACGGTATGCAGACGCTGGCGGTGCGCTCCTGGCTGGAGCGCGGCGAGATGTTCGGACGTCGGCGCTACCGCCGCACGGACGACGGCCTGCGCGTGCCGATGCAGGTCCAGTTGCTCGAAGCCGACATGGTCCCGCTGTTCGATGCGACGACCTACCCCGGACTGCTCGCGCGCAACGAGATCCGGTCGGGCATCGAGTTCGACACCCGCGGCCGGCGCGTCGCCTACTGGGTGTTCAAGCGACACCCGGGCGACAACTACACAGGCAGTGTGCCTGCGGCAGACAACCTCGTGCGCGTCCCGGCCGAGGACATGTTCCACCTGTACGAGCCCAAGCGCATCGGCCAGCTGAGGGGTGTTCCTATCTTGGCGCCGATCCTGGCCCGCCTGCGCGGGATCAACGACTACGAGGACGTCACCCTGGAGCGCCAGAAGATCGCCAACCTGTTCGTGGCCTTCATCTCGCGCACGCTCCCGCCGGTGGATCCGACCGACCCCAATGCAGGCGCACTCAGCGGGCTGGAGTCTGCGATCGACGCTGACGGCTCACCGCTTCAGCCTATGAAAGCCGGCTTGCTGCAAGAGCTCGACGACGGCCAGGACGTGAAATTCGCCAACCCGCCGGATCCTGCGACCAACTACGCCGAGTACATGCGCACGTCACATCTCGGCACGGCCGCCGGTGCTGGTATGCCCTACGAGCTATTCAGCGGCGACCTGGCGGGGGTGAGCGACCGCGCGCTGCGCGTGCTCATGAACGAACTGCGCCGATTCGCAGCACAGCGCCAGTGGCAGATCATCATCCCGCAGATGTGCCAGAAGGTGATTGAGTGGTTCGGCGACGCGGCCGTCCTCGCCAACCTGATCACGCTCGACGAGCGCGATGCGGTCGTGCGCTGCCAGCACTCGCCGCACGGCTTCGAGTACATCCACCCAGTGCAGGACGTGCAGGGCAAGGCCCTGGAAGTGCAAAACGGATTCCGCAGCCGCGCCAGCGTTGTCGGCCAAAAAGGCGACGACCCCGACATGGTCGACCAGGAGCGCGCGGAGGACATGGCGCGGGAAGAATCGCTCGGCCTGCCGATCAGCGGCCTCCCGGCCGGCATGGCGCAGCCGGGCGAAGAGGTACCGATCGACAGCCCAGAGAAAAAGGTCAACGTCGACGAGGCGCAGGCCCGCACGCAGTGGTTCATGGCCCAGGCGAACGCGCTGACCCGCCCCGCCCCTGCCCCAGCGCCTGTGCAACCAACAGACCCGGTGCAGGTCACGCTGCACAACCACCAGCCGTCGATCACGATGACGAACCACGTGCCAGCACCGGACGTCACGGTCAACAACCAGGTCGAGCCCACGCCGGTGAACGTGGTCAACGAAGTTCGGCCGACCAACGTCGTGGTCGAGAACAACGTCGCTGCGCCAATGGTCAACGTGGTCAACGAGGTGCAGCCGAACGACGTGAATGTGCATCTGCCGGCGCGGCAGACCAGCAGCACCGTCAAGTACAACAGCAAGGGTGAGATCACGTCGGTGCAGCAGATCGAGACTGACGTCGAGGGTGCTGAGTGACCACCTACACCATCACCGGTGCCAGTACCCTGCGTGCCCTGGGCACGGCGCGCACTGGCGGCGACATCTACAACGTCAACGGGGGATCACTGGTCATCGACCAAGACACAAGGTACGGGCTGGGTGGTGGTGCGGCCTTCAGCCTGGGGGCCATGACGATCAGCGCCACTTTGGGCGGGCTTATCGAAGTGGACGCGCGTAGTGTGAGGCTTGTGCCATACACGGGTGGCAGCGGCACGATCACGGCGGGTTCTACCATCACCTGCGGTGGGGCCACAGGCATCGTCATCGGCTTGTATTCCGCGATCAACGTCGCACCGGTGCTCACGGGCGTTGCCGCAGGCTGGATCAAGGTCACGGGGTGGAACGGTGTGGCTTTCCCGACATCGGGCGCCTTCACGCAAGCGGGCTTCACCTTCACCCTGAACGGCGCGGACAAGGCCGGGTTCATTGAGTTGGTGGGTGACGAAGGTGCTACCTGCACAGTACCCCGCCTGGGCACGTTTCGCATGCGGGGCGAGTGGTTCGACGTAGGCACCACCAGCGGTAGCAACGCCACCACCTACCAGCTTCCAACCAACGGCTCAGTGCAGTATTTTCCGGGCGTGCAGGTCGAAACGTCTGTGGGCTCTGGGGTGTTTGAGTGGTATCCGTGTGCAGGATCCCTCGTGGCGGCCGCATCGACAGCTACAGATGCCGTGCGTGGCAAAGTCTGCTGGATCAGCACCGCTGGCGTGCTGCGCCTTGGGTCTGACGGCACCAACTCGGTGGGCTACGTGCCTCCAGTTGGACTCAAGATTCGCGTGCCCAACATCATCACGGCTAACTGCACCACCGCTGCCCGCACGACCAACGCCCTGCCAAATGCCACCTTGGCGACTCGGTATGACTTCACGACCACCAGTGCGGGTGTGATCGACATTGAGAAAGCAAACCTCGCGTAGTATCCCAGCTTTGCGCAGCCGTTCAGCGTGCGGCTGTATGACGTGGGCATCCAAGAGCAGTTGCTGGTGTCAGAGATTGCATCGCCCATAGACTGGGCGCGGGTGTGCGTAGGGCAGAGCGCCGCGCAGGCGCAGTTTGCCCTGTCGATGTCGCTGTGCTTCGCTGGCGGTGCGGCCACCGACTGCGTGTGGACCAGTGCGTCTCTGGCAGCCAGCGGGCGGTACACGCGAGCCTTGACCGATGTGACCGGCGTCACTTGGACGCGCGATCACTCAGCGTCTCGCGTGCTGCGCGGCAACGCAACGACGGGTGATGCAACGCTGACGCGCGTCAACAACTGCAACTGGGTGACACCCACGTTCGGCGTTGGCCGGCAGCTGATTACTACCTGTTCAGACCTGAACTTCTCGGGCACCACCTACTACGACGGGCCTGGAACAACCACAGGCACAACCAACCCGATGCACGCCTTCGACCCTGCGTCGAACAGCCAGCGCATCACCATCGACGGCATCACGTTCGGCGGGCTGACCAACGTCCAGCCTTACAACGGTCTGCTGAACATCGCCACCGCAGGGTGCAAAACGATCAAGCTGCGCAATGTAGGCACCCGCGCCGCGCCGCTCAGTCTGGGTAGCACCAACGGCAGCGCCCACACCTTCGTCCTGGCCGCAGGCGCGGCGGCGGACGACGTGCGCATTCAACGCGTCTACACCACCGGCACCCGCACTAGCTTCTACACGATGGACAACTCGTCCAAAAACGTGGTGATCGAAAACAGCCAGGGGGACTACGCCGACGCCCCTGTCACACCGGGCTTGAACGTGCGGCACAAGGGTGTTGGTTGCACCCACGCCATGACGGCCCAGACCAGTTGCTACGGCACCCACTGGTTCGATATTTTCACAAGCGCAACAGCGGGTCGCATAGGCGTGCTCATGAACGAGGCCACAGCCGACACCACCGATCAGGTGTCGCTCACCGGCGGCGCAGCGTTCACCAGTGCAGGCGGTCTGTACATGCCAGTGATCGGGCACAGCGCAACCTTCACCATGCCGTACTCGGCGCTGGGGCACACCGCGTTCGCCAACTCCCCGCTGGTGATGGCTGGCGGCTCTGCGGGCAACTACACCTACGCCTGGCAGGCCGACACCGGCTCAGGCTTCGGCGCCTGGTCTGCCGAGTTGACGGCGGCCGCCCTTGGTACGGCGCTCAGCGGCCTGGGCGCCATCAACCCAGCCACGGGCGTGCGCCTCAAGCTGCGCATCACCACCTCGGTGACCAACGCCACAGCGATCACCAGCGTCTACCTCGTCACTGCCACCACGGCGGCGGCGCAAGACAACCAGTACCCGCTAGACACCAACACCGTCACGTTCACCGGCCTGCCCACGGGCACCGATGTGGTGGTGCTGCAGGCGGGCACCAGCACGATCCTGGCCCAGCAAGACGAAGGCGCAGGCAGCATCTACGCCTTTACCTACGCGGGGGCTCAGACCGTAGATGTTGGCTTCCTGAAGGCGGGATATGTCCCGCTGTACATCCGGGGCCTCGCGCTCACCACAGTCGATTCCGCAATTCCGGTGGCCATGTCCGCCGACCGCAACTACACCTAAACGGAGCCCACCATGCCAAAAATCATCAGCAAAGCACTGCTCAACGTCGGCACCGAACTGACCATCAACGAGCCCCTGCGCACCATCACGCTCAATGCCGCCGGCAACCTGGTCGCCAAGGATGGCGTTACCTGGCAGGCTCTGTACTCCAAGTTGGTGGATCTGTGGACCACGGCCACCTACCAGGACAGCCCGTTCCCCGCATACGCGATTGACGCGCTCTCTGGCCAGTTTCAGATCGGCACTGACGGCGCGACCTTCAGCGGCTGGACCTTCGCCAACGACGCCACACGCCAGATGTTGCGCGACGGCGGCTGGTCTGAGTTCAGCGGTGCCGGTGTGCTGCAGCGCCAGTACGTAGGCATCGTGGGCCTTGGTGGCGTTTCTGCCGGTGCACAGTTGTACTACCAGCGCACCGCCGTCGAAGCACCAAGCAACTTCACGTTCACCGACCAGTGCAACGAGGGCATTCAGGTTTTTGGCGACGCCACAAATGGCAACTTCGACACCCGTGCCTATTTCAAGGGCTTCGTGCGCGAGCAGGGCAAAAAGTACCGAGATTCGGTGTTGGCTGACACCGGCAAGACCGCGACGGGAGCGTACATCGTCAACATGCTGTTGTCGAACGAAGACGACTTGAAGATCCAGGCGCTTGACGCCGCCATGACCGGAGCACCCTACAACAACATCACGATCACGTACTTCGGGGTGGACCAGAACCGCCTGATTGGCGGCATCAACTACCCGTTCCGTGTGATCATCGCGGGCAACGGCGCCACGCTGGAGCAGATTTACACCAAAGTCCAGTACCTGCTGCGCCAGGCCACCGACATCGACAGCGGTGCGGGGACTGTGATCGGAAAAACCGCAGCGGCGCTGCTGGCCTTCGTGGGCGACCAACTGGAGACGACAACCGGAGTCTACATCGACAACATCCAGTCGGCGGACAGCAACCGCGTGGTGTTCAAAGACCAGAACGGCGTCAACCGCACCAACCCCTACCAAGCCGCCGGAACGATCACCTTCAACAGCGTGCTCGTTGGCGCGGGCAGTGCCTACCGCCTGATGTTCAGCGCCCCTGCCGGCGCGGGCAATGACTACGGCGAGGCCGGTGCCATCACGGTGCTGGACGCAGCAGGAAACCCAATCGCAGGCGCGATCTCGGCCGGCTCGATCGGCTTCTCTTTCGACTACGACGGCGACACCGTTGGAGGCACCGCAGGCACCGACAAAGCTGTCACGCTGATCGGCATCCGCCCGGGATATGGAAAATTCGCGGCGGCCACCGGCCTGCTGACCCGCAGCAAGGGCATCAGCCTCTCGCTCGTCGCCGAGCAGGATCGCGTTTACGCATAAGCGCACATGCCTATCGTCATCGACCCTGTGAACCGGCGCATCGTGCTCGACAGCACGAGCGTCACTGCGCGCGAGATGTACAGCGCGTGGGTGGACTGGCTCACGCTTGCCGACAACACCAAGTTCCTGCCGGCGTTTCGGTCGGTTGGCGGTGACGACTTGGGTGGTGGGCTTCTTATACCGCCTTACTATTTCCTGACAAACGGGTGGCGCGTGCGGCCGATGGAAGCAAACCAGACCCTGACGGTCGAGGGCAACCTGTTCGTGGACGGTGGTGGTGACCCCATCGTGCCAACACTCGGGGCCTTCAACGTCCTGACTAAGCTGGTGGTGCCCGTGCAGGCCCAGGGCATCAACACCGGGTCCGTGGTGGCCGGGCTAACCCCAGCGCAGGAACTGCTACTAATGCGCTTGGCACTGATCAATGGCCTGGTGGATGGTGTGCCCGCGGTTGTCACGCCGACATCGCGCAGTGCGGGCGCTGTGAGCCAAACCATCATCGAGGACGGCGACCAGGTCACCGTCGCGCTCCAGTGAGCCTGTCCAGCCGATCCATCGCGCTGGCGGGGGTCGGCTTTGGCGCGCGCCACGTCACACTGCTGGGTCTCGTTCCGATCGACGGTACGCCGCCGGTCGATCGACCCGCGCGCGCCACGGGGTATTCGGGTCGCCAGGCACCGGTAGAAAGGCGAGACGTGCGGCGGCAAAACGAAGCGATATTGCTGGTCTTGCTGCACTGATGCCGAAAAGACACCGCAGCGCGAAACGACGCGACATTCCGACAATACGGACCTGTTGCAACGACACCTGGACCCCAGCATGCGCACTGAAGACGCCATTGACGCCGCCGGTGTCGCCATCACTGCGAAGGTCACGCAAGCGGGAGCCGGAGCAACCCTGTTGAGTTGGTTTCTGTCGTCCGAAGGCGGCATGTTTTTTGGCATCGCCATCGGACTGATCGGCCTGGCTGTCAACTTCTACTACCAGCACCGGCGCGACAAGCGCGAGCACGCCGAGCACCAGATGGTTGCGCTCGAACACCAGCGCCGAATGGACCAGATGGCCACCAAACCAGGAGACTTGTGATGGAGTTCCTGAATCGCGTCCTGAACGCACAACTCACAGTCACCCTACTCGCCGGGCTCGCAGCGACGATTCTGCGGGTGCAAGACCTGATCCCGCCCGACACCTGGCGCGACGTGACCAACACCGGCCTGCTGGCGTTTGTCGGTGGCGGGCTTTTGAAAGAGGGTCTGGTAGCCCTGGCCAACAAGGGGTCTGCGCAATGATGTTCTGTCTCCTGTGGCCCTATCTTTGGTGGCGGCTCTGATGAACAAGACCCGCATATCCATAGCCCTGCTGTCACTCAGCGCCGCCGCGTTTGTCGCCCGTGTCTCCCACGAGGGGTACACCGACACAGCCATCATCCCGACCAAGGGTGACGTGCCGACTGTCGGGTTCGGATCCACCGTCAGGGAAGACGGAACCAAAGTGTCCCTGGCCGACCGGACCGACCCCGTGTCGGCACTGCAACGCGCGCTGGTGCACATCGAACGCGACGGGGTGCACATCCAGAAGTGCATCGGCCCGGACGTCCCGCTGTACCAGGCGGAATACGACGTCTATGCAGAGCTCGCATACAACATCGGCACAGCCAACTTCTGCGTCAACAAGAAAACCGGCGGCCCCGCGGTGATACCACGGCATCTGCGCGCCGGCGACTATCGCGGCGCGTGCGACGCCATCCTGCAGTACAAATTTGCCGCCGGCTATGACTGTTCAACCCCCGGCAACAAGCGCTGCAGCGGGGTTTGGAAAGACCGCTTGCGCTTGCACGCCAAGTGCATCGCCGCACAGTGAGCACCCCGGAGTCGAGATCCCAAGTCACGGCACTCGACGTGCCCCGATACCCCAACCCCGGATGCTGCAGGTCTGACCCCGCAGGCAGTTTCGCTTTCCGAAATTTAACCGCAGCACATTTTAGCATCTGCCAAACACAATTCGTCCATTCTGAAAAGGACTGCTCGATGCGACCTTGTTTTAACTTCACAGCACGCGCCGGCGACAAGCCTGCGGTGCTCGCGCTCGACGAAGAGATTGGTTTCTGGGGAACCCAGGCCAAAGACTTCCGTGCGGCGCTCGATGCTGTCGATGGCGATCTCGTGGTCGAAATCAACTCCCCTGGTGGCGAAGTCATGGCCGGTCTCGGCATGTACAACATGCTGCGCGCACGTGCAGCCGCCGGCACCAACATCACGACGCGCGTCACCGGTGTGGCCGCGAGCATCGCCAGCGTGATTGCCTTGGCCGGCGACAAGCGCGAGATGCCGAAAAACGCTTTCGCCATGACGCACGGCGTCAGCGGCATGGCCTGGGGCACCGAAGATGTTCTGCGCGACCAAGCGGATGCCGTCGGCAAGATGAACGCCTCGATCCGCAGCATCTACATGGATCGCATGGGCGTGGACGAGGCCAAAGCCGCCGAGTTGATGTCGAAGGACACCTGGCTCAGCGGCGAAGAGTGCCTGGACCTCGGTTTCGCGACAGCACTGACCGATGCGGTCGAGGCCACGGCCAAGTTCGATATGGACCGCGCGGATCTGCCCGAGAACGTCCGCTCGGTGTTCAAGGCCAAGGTCGAACTCGACGACGAAGCGGCAGCAAAAGCTGCTGCAGACGCTGCCGAAGCCAAACGGTTGGCGGACGAAGCCGAAGCCGCCCGCCTGGCCGCCGAAGCTGCTGCAGTACCGGACACCCCTGTGGCCGAGCAGATCGTGACTGAAGCCAAGGCCGCCGGTTTCGAGGCGCACGCGGCGTTCTTCGCCGTGAACTTCACCTCGCTCGCCGAAGCAAAGGCCCGCCTCGGCGTGGCCCGAGAGATCAATGCGCTGTGCAGCATCGCCGGCAAGCCCGAGATGGCAGCCAAGGCGATCCGGGGCGGCAAGTCAGTTGCAGACATCCGTACCGATCTCGTCAACGCCCTCGCGGCCGAGGACGAACGGGTCGACAACAAGCAGCCTACACCGAATGGTCCGACGGCCCGGGACAACGCGAAGCCCGCCGACGTCAACCCGACCGCAATCTGGGCTTCGCACAACTCGCAGCAAAACCTGAAAGGACGCTGAAATGGCTCTCTACTCCAACCCGCCCCTGGCCGACTTCGTCTTGTCCGAGGCCGAAGGCCAACGCAGCCGTGACAACATCATGGTCATCCAGACTGGCGCGGCCGTTCCTTCGGGCACGGTGCTGTCGGTCAAGACCGCCGGTGTCGGCGAGTTCGCCCACGACGAAGCTGCTGTCGGCAACTCGACCATCGGCGCGATCACTGTCGGCGCCGCGGCCAAGTTCGGCATCTACACCGGCGAGTTCACGTCCGCTACGGTGGCCGCACTGACGGACCCGAGCGGCGCAGCGGTGGCGAACGTGACGCTCGGCGTTGCCTTCAACACCGGCGGTCTGACTTTCACCATGACGGCCGGTGCCACCGCGCACGTGGCTGGTGACGTGTTCAACCTGGACATCACCCCCGCAGCGCTGACCTACGCCCCCGCCGCCGGTGCCGACAGCCAAGACGCCGTCCTCTACAGCGCCCTGCCCGCACAGACCGGCAACTTCGAGGCTGTCGGTTTCACCGGTGACTGCGAGGTCAAGCGCAGCGCGCTGGTCGGCCTGTCCGCCGCCGGCGAGATCACCCTGGCGGCCCGCGGCATCAAGGTGCGCGGCAAGCAGGGCATCCCGGGCATCTCCACTCCGGCTCTCTGAGCCTTTTCAACAAGCAACTCAGGAGCATAAGCAAATGGCAACCCTCGACATTTTCAACAACGATGCTTTCAGCGTGTCCCGTCTGACGCAGCTGATCGTTGACATCCCCCGCGTGCCCACCCAACTGGGGGACGAGCGCCTGTTCACCGAAGCCGGTCTGACGACCACCACGATGATGATCGAGCGCTCCGGCTCCGGTCTGAATCTGGTCCCGTCTGCGCCCCGCGGCGGTGTTGGCCAGACCGTCGGCCGTGATCGTCGCAAGATGATCCCGATCGCCGCCACACACCTGCCCCAGCGGGACACCATCATGGCCGATGAAGTGCAAGGCGTGCGCGCCGCAGGCACCGAAGCGGAAGTCGAGTCGGTCACCGCGCTGGTGACCCGTCAGGCGACCCGTATGAAGTCCAACCTGGACCTGACGCTGGAATATCACCGCGTCGGTGCCCTGAAGGGCCTCGTCCTGGATGCCAACGGTGTGGACGTCATCTATGACCTCTACAGCATCTTCGGCATGACCCGCGAGACGCTGGGCTTCAACATCAACACCGCCAACACCGCTGTCGACCTGAAGCAGAAGTGTGTGGACCTGAAGCGCAAAATCCAGGTGAAACTGGGCGGCCGCAGCTTCCGTCGCGTGCGCGTCAAGTGCTCGGAGTCCTGGTTCGACAAGTTCGTCGGCCACGACAAGATGAAGGCCGCGTTCGACACCTTCCAGGGCAACTCGTTCCTGCGCACCGACCAGTCCACCAGCGACTTTGAAATCTACGGTGTGGTGTTCCAGGTGTACGCAGACGGCACCAGCGGTGGCGACTTCATCCAGGCCGACCGTGCCTACGCATACCCCGAAGGCGTGCCCGGCATGTTCCAGACCTGGTACGCCCCGGGCGACTACATGTCGACCGTGAACACCATGGGCGTGCCGTACTACATGTCGCAGGAGCGCATGAAGCACGACAAGGGCGTGGAACTGGAGTCGCAGTCGAACCCGATCACGATCAACACGCTGCCCGAGGCTGTGATCGAGCTCAAGACCGCCTCGTAAGCGACACGCTGCCATGCTGGACTTGTTCAGCGACGCAGCCGAAGGCATCCTCGACCTGATTGGCGAGGATGCCTTTTTAGCTGGCGCGCTCACCCCCATCAAAATCAACGTTGAGCACGGTGTGCAGCTGACGGGGATCGGCGGCGATCAGGCGCAGTACAAAGGCGACCTGGTGGCCAACCGCGACGTGGCGACGATCCACTCGCGCCACAATCCAATCTCAGGCCAGACCTTCGTGATGGGTGGCGCAACGTACCGCCTGGAGTTCATGGTCGAAGACACCGGTACGTCTCAGCGCTTCGTGGTGCTGAAGGTGACCTGATGGCACGCGGCGGCCGTCGTGGCATATTCCGTGAAGTTGTCGCCATCGACATATCGGCTCTGTTGGACGTGGCCGATGACCTGTCGCGCATAGAACCTGGCAAACTCCGCGACGCCGCGGCTTCGGCACTCAACGCAGTGGCCGCACGAACCTTCGACACCGCACGAGATCGGATAACGGCAGGCGTAAACCTGACAGATGACTACCTACAGCGCCGGATGGAGGTGGTTAAGGCGGACAAGCTCGGCTTGCATGCGGACATCATCGCGCGAGGCGATACGTCCGAGTTGACTCGACTGGCGACATACGACGCCAAGATGGTCATCGTGCCACGCGACACCACCGGTCGCAACCGCAACCGTGGCGTGCTAGGCGTCCCGAAGGGGCTGAAGCAGCAGGGCGTAAACGTGACCGTGATGCGCGGCAGTGAGAAGACCCTGGACACAGGCTTTCTGCTGCGGTTGCGCCAAGGCAGCCGTCAAGGTGACAAGTTCGGGGTGTTTTTGCGCGACGGCAAGCGGCTGAAACACCTGTTCGGGCCGTCTGTCTATCAACTGTTCGCCTGGCAAGTCCCGCGGCTCGTCGGTGAAGTTGCCGATGACCTCGAAAAAACCCTGATCGACCGCGTGGCCGAGCAGATGAAAGGTATCCTGACATGAGCCAAGTATTCACCCGGGCGCGCGACGTCGCGCTGCATATCGACGGGCTGCTGAAGACCATCACCAAGGCCAACGGTTACGAGACCGACATTGGACTGAAGGTGTTCCGCGGCAAGCGCAAGGTCGACGACCGCTCGGTGCCCTGCGCGGTGCTGCTGGAGGGGGACGACAGCGTCGGGAACACGCAAGGCGACGCCGGCCAGGTGGTCACACAGTCCTACGTCCTGGGCGGCTACGCGCCGTGCGACATCGACAACCCGAACGACACCGCGCACCAGATCATCTCGGACCTGAAGAAAGCCGTGTTCCGTCGTGTCGACCTGACCAAGGCCGAGACGATCCAGGGAACGACGACTTTCGGTGGGCGGGTGAAGAACGTGGTCTACGCCGGACGCAACATCGGCCCCATGGGCGACAGTTCGGCAGTGGTGTTCGGCGTGATCCACATCGACGTCACGTTCGTCGAGCAGCTGCACGCCGCCTAAGCATTTGCGAAATTCCACCGCAGCGTGAAATTTAGCGGCGCTGCGACACTCCGTTGGCATTCAGCGTGCGGCCGTTTCCGCACGGAACCATCAGGAGTTTCAACATGGCAGCACGCAGCTTTCTCGGCGCCGGCGACATCTACATCAACCGCATGGTGGATGGTGTCAAGCAAGGCATGATCGGCCCCATCAAGGCCAACAAGCTGGAGATCCAGCCGCAGGTGGACACCAAGCAGTCCACCTCCAAAGGCCGGTACGACTACGGCCAGGTGCTGGAGTCCGTCAACCTGGCCCAGCCCACCGAGTTCTCGCTGGAACTGAAAGAGGTCACCGGCGACATCCTCGTGATGGCGTTCCTCGGCACCTCGTCGGCCCTGAACCAAGTCTCCGGCTCGCTGGCCGACTTCCCGGTCACCGTGACCAAAAAGGGCTCGTGGCTGCCGCTGGGCAAGAAAAACCTCGAAGCCCTGATTGCTGTCGAGAACGTCGGCGGGACGGTGACCTACGTCGAAGGCGTGGACTACGAACTGAACCGCCCGCTCGGCTGGATCCGTATCCTGCCGACCAGCGTCATCGCAGTCGCCGCAGTGGTGAATGTCACCGGTGGCTACGACGCTGCGACGGGCACTGTGATCGCAGGCTCGACCCGCACCGAAGTGCGCGCCGAGATTGTGTTCGACGGCATCAACCAGGCGGACGGCACGCAAACCACGGTGGAAATCTGGGAAGCCGTCCTGTCTGCCGACAGCGCATTCGACTTCCTGGCCGACGACTTCGGCAACGTGTCGCTCACTGGCAACCTGAAGACGCCTGTCGGCAAGTCGGCGCCCTACGCGGTCACCGTGCAAGACCCTGTGGCCTAAGCGGTCCCGCACGTGGCGGGTCTACCACCCGCGATCGACCCGCCACCGCTCCCCAGCGTGGCGGGTTTTGTCTTTCAGGAATGAACTATGGCGACCGGATCAACGCGTGACGTGAAGATGGTGCTGAGCGTCGAATCGCTCGGCCAGGAAAACATCACCAAGCTGCAGCAGGCTCTGCGCGACCTCGCCGCCACCGGCGGGGCCGGAACTGCCGAGTTCGCCGAGCTCGCGGACCAGATTGGTCGCCTGGGCGATCAGGGTGCCGCGCTGCAGTCGTTCAAGTCGCTGAGCGCGGAGACGGACGCGCTGCGGGAGAAGCAAGCGGCCGCAGGCGCACAGGCCGAAGCCCTGGCCTCGAAACTTGACCTCGCGCGCACCGCAGCAGACCGGGTCAAAGACTCGCAGGCCGCCGCGCGCCTGGCGCTGGTGGCGGGCGAGAAAGCCTACGTCGATGCCGGGAATGCCCTTCGATCACTGAAAGCCGAGTACGACAACGCCGGGAAACAGAGTGCTGAGTACCGGAGCAAGCTGCAGTCGTTGGTTGCCCAGCAGGGTGTCGCACGCACCGCGCTGGTCGACCTGAAAGAGGCCAACCGCCAGGCCAATATCGAAGTCTCGGCGGCTGTTGGGGCGCAGAGCAAGGCCGAGGCCGCCTACAAGCGCGCGGCCGCGCAGTACGACGCCGCAGGCAGCGCGGTCGAGAAACAGGTTGTCGCATTCAAACAGGCGGGCAACGCCGCGCAGGAGCTCGGTGTCGACGTCACGGACCTGGCGCTGGCCGAATCCAAGTTGCTGGCGACATTTTCAGCAGGCACGACAACGCTGGAGACCCGCCGGCAGGCCGTGGCTGAGATGGCAGAAGCCGACCGGCTCGCCGCCATTGAGTCGCGCACCCTGGCCGATGTCTACAAGCGCGGTGAAGCGGCGCTGCAGGCAGAGACACTGGCGCAGCGCGACGCCGAGCGCGCGGTGCAGGCGTACACCGCCGCCAAAAACAAAGCGACGGCAGATGCAGCCGCATGGCAGCAGGAGGCGGACGATATCGTCGCCATGGCCGAGGCACAGCAGCGCGCTCGTGCCGAGACCGAGCGCCTGGTCGCCAGCCTGAACGAACTGAACAGTGTCGCTGCGTTCGAGAAGCAGGCGCGCGAAGCACAGAAGATGGTGCAGGCGGTCAGCTACGTCAGGTTCTGGGAACAGGCGCTCGACGACGCTGACCGTAAGCAGAACGAACTGGCTGCCGGCGCGGCCAAGCTGAACGCAGCGTTCCAGCAGATCGACAGCCGTTCGATCGAGCAGGTAAAGGCCGAGATCGACCAGACTACCGCAGCGATGCGAGACCTCGCTGATTCCGGCCGCCTGACCGGTGGCGTGCTTGCGGTGGCTATGGAGCGTGGTCAGGCGAAGATCAACGCGCTGCAGCGTGAGGCACGCGAGTTGGCCGGGTCGTTGACGCTGGCCGACCGGGCCGCAGGTCTGCTGAAAAATTCGCTCGGCCAGATCGCGCTCGGCAACATCATCGCCGACGGCGTCGGCTACATGGTGGAGAAGGTCAAGGAACTCGGTCGCGCCTTCATTGCCGTGACCCTACAGACCGAGTCTGCCCGCAAGGCGCTGACCGCCATCTACAAAGACGCAGGAACCGCCGGCGCACAGATGGTGTTCCTGCGCAGCACGGCTATCGGTGCCGGCGTGTCGATCGCCAAGATCACCGACGACTTCGTGAAGTTCTCGGCGGCCACCAAGGGTGCCAACATCCCCGTCGAGCAGAGCAATGCGCTCTTCCAATCACTGACCCGCGCGGCGTCATCGCTCGGTCTCGGAGCCGAGAAGACCAGCCTGGCGCTGAACGCACTTGGCCAGATCGCCTCAAAAGGGGTGGTCTCGATGGAAGAGCTCAGGCAGCAACTTGGGGACGCCGTTCCAGGGGCGCTGTCGCTGACGGCCAAGGGCCTGAACATCACCGACGGCGAGTTGATCAAGCTCGTCGAGAGCGGTCAGCTTGCAGCGCGCGACTTTTTCCCGGCCTTCACCGAAGGGTTGAAGACGATGCAGGGCGAGACCGACGGGGTACGCCAGACGTGGGAGCGCTTCAAAAACGTGCTCACACTCGGTGCCGTCGCGTCAGAAGCCAACGGCAGCATCTCACTCCTGGCAGGCGCGTTCAAAGTCCTCGGTGGTACGGTCACCACGATCGTCATCGGACTCTCGGTCCTACAAGAGGGTCTGCTGGCCGCCGGTCGCGCCGCGTTGCTGTTCTACGAGACGCTGCGCGGCAACGGCAAAGAGGCGTTCGGATTCTTCATCGAAGAATCCGACAAGATGGTCGGGCGCCTGACGGAGCAAGCCAACGCATTCAACGCCATGCTCGACCCGAGCAAAGAAAACCTGGCGCGGCTGGAAGCCACGGCGGCGGCCAATGCGAAGGTCGCGGGCACAACCGCAGGCGTCACGACGGCACTGCAGGTCAACACAGCCGCGCTCGCGGCCAACGCCACGCAGGCCGCCCGGACCGAAGCCGGCGCGCTGGCCTTGGCCAAAGCCAATTCGATCACACAGAGCTCCGCGCTTGGGCTGGCCGAGCAATGGGTGAAGCTGAACGTGGAGATGGTCAAGCTGGCCAGTCAACAAGAGGCCAACGTCGTCGTTTCCGAGAAGCTGGCCAAGGCCGCCGAGCTCGAAGGCGTGGCTGCGGTGCGCCTGGCCAAGCTCAAAGGCGACGAAGTTGGGGTGCTGCAGGCAAATGCAGAGGCGGCCACGCGCAACAGCGAGGCGCTCGCCCGCGTGGCTTTGGCGCGCGAGTCGGAGTCTGCGGTGCTCCGGGTCCAGGCATCCGAGATGGTCAAGCTCGCCATCGCACAGGACGGATCCACGGCAAGTCGCGCGGCCGAGATCAAGGCCATCACCGACAAGGTTGAAAAGCTCGACGCCGAGGCACAGGCGGCGCGCAACGCGGCCGAGGCGGCGCGCATCGAGTCAAAAGAGCGCGAGTTGTCGGTCAAGCTCTACGAAGACAACAGTGCGGCGGTCGGCAAACTGAAAAAAGCACGCGATGATGCGGCGGCCAACCTGCAATACGCCATCGACCTTGAAGGTTTGGGCCTGCGGACAAAAACGGATGTCCTGCGGTCGACCGAGGAACTGGCCGTGGCGACACGCCTCTACGACGACGCACTGAAAGACTCGCTGGTCAACATCGACCTCGCCACCCGTGCCAAGACCGCCGGCCTGTCGGTTACGGAAGCCGCGGCGTCGGCAGAGCAGCGGTTATACGAGCGTTTGGCAGCATCGTCCAAGGCACAGGGCGACAACGCCATGGCGACCTACTACTCGATCGAGGCCAAGCAGCGGGAGATCAAGCAGATCGAACTGTCAATCCAGATGAAAGCACTGGAGATCGCGGCCGACCGGCAAGCCCTCGAAATCCAGCGCCAGGCGCTCAGCACCGCCGACCCGCTGTACCAGCAGAAGGTCAAAGAACTCGACATCCGCTTGCAGCTGCTCAAGGTCCAGGAGATCGAGAACTCGTCCAAGCAGCAGGCGATTCTGGCCCTGCAAAAAGAGATCGAGAACCTGCGTCTGTACGGCGACGAGAAGGGGCGCTCTGCGGACAAGACCAACGCAGACACCAAAGCCACGGACAGCAACACAAGCGCCAAGTACCGCAACATCGAGGCCTCCGAAAAGCAGGCCGAAGCCGAGCGCAAGCGCCTGAACGTGGACAAAGACGGCTTCTCTCTGGACAAGAGTGGCGGCCGCCTTTCGATGGGTGGCGACCTGACCACACTGACCGGGGTGATGAATTTCCTGAAGCAAGCAGGGCTGGACGACACGCAGGCGAAGCGCGTGGCTGTCGAGTTCAGCGATGGCAAAGGGAACATCCCCTACTTCAGCAACCCGGGGCAGATGAAGTATGGCGGCGCCACCAGCACGATCAGTCAAGCACTGCTGAAGGCGGCCGAGCGGACGACTTTCGGCGGTGCGAGCGTCGGTGGTGCGAGCGTCGGTGGTGCTGCGGAAGAAACAGCGACAGCGCGTTCGACCAACGTCACGGTCAACATCGGTGGGCGCACTCAGACCATCGGAGTGGCCAGCCAAGCGGACGCAAACACCCTGGTGAGCGTGCTCCGGGATCTTGAAAACCAAAGCGGTACATCGATATGAGCATCACAATTTCAGACGGAACCACCACGCTCGACCTCAACGCAGACCTGCGGTGGACAGACGAGGACAACTGGCACCCGGTCCAGCAGGCTGTTCAGCGCACGCTGACGGGCGCCTTGGACATCCAGTCCGCAGCGATGGTCAAAGGGCGACCCATCACGCTGGAGCCCGAGAACGATGACAGCGCCTGGCTGACGTCAAGCACCGTTGTGCAATTGCGAAACTGGGCCGCAGTCCCCGGGCAAGTCCTGACTCTTACACTGCGTGGTGTGTCGCAATCTGTGATATTTCGGCACCAGGATGGCGGCTTTGAGGCCCGTCCAGTCGTTCACTACCGGGATCGTCAGCCGGGCGACTTCTACCTTTGCGTCATCCGGCTAATGGAGATTTAAGACATGCCCATCCTCTCCGACGACATCAAACTGCTGAAGTCTGCCGTCATGGCCGACGTGCCCGAAGGCGGCGGCGCCATGACCGGCAACGAGGTGCTGGACGGCCTGAGCAACAACCTGTTCCCGGACACGAGCACCGACGACCGCGCCGCCGGCCGCGTGAACTTCCGCAAGGTGTTCGGCGTGGCACACACGAACGACACCGACACGCTGCTCGGCGCATCTTTCGCCGTGCTCGCACCCCCGGCCGACCCACTGGTGCACGTGACGCTGTTCGAGACGCCCGGCTGGGCCGACGAGCGCGACACCGCGCGCGAGTTGGTGGAGCGCTACCTGGTCAAAGGCCCTCGGTTCGCCTCGCGCATTCTGGACACGCACTACACAGGCTCGCTGCTGCTGCAGATGTACCAGGTGGGCGGCACCAACTTCCCAGCCGCTGGTGATGCGATCGTGCTGCGCAACCCGAACGGACAAGAGCAGTACGTGCGGGTCATCAAAGTCACCGTGTCTTCGCCCACGTTCAACGTGAGCGAGGGTGGCAATGTGGTGAGCGTGGGCACCAATGTGGCCGTTTGCGAGCTGGGTCAACCGCTGGCGTTTGACGTGCTGGGTCCACCAGTGGCACGAGTCATCAACGAAGGCAACAACTACGCTGTGCCATTCAGCACCAGCGTGGCTGCCGGCGTGGCGTTCTATGGCGTCAAGCCGCTGGACCAACCGGCCGCGATCGGTGACCGCTCCGTCTTTGCGGACGGCGGTATCTACAGCCCCATCGTGCCCGCCGCCACCGTGGAGCAGCCGCTGATCGACCTGCAGCCACTCACCCGTCGCCAGTCTCTGAGCCCCACGGCGGTGGCCGCGCTCACGCTACCCGCGCAAAGCATCAACCTGCAGCCGGGCGTGGTGTTGGCGCTGCCAGTACCGGTGCAGCCAGGCAGTCTGACCATCACCCGTGACGGCACTGTTTTCAACGACAACGGCGACGGATCGCTGCTGCAAGGCACCACCGTGGTGGGCCTGGTGGACTACCGGGGCCGCACCATCACGATGGAGGCAGGCTCGCCGAGCTACGGCACCGTCAGCACCGTGGTGGCGTATCTGCCTGCCACGCCGGTGGGTGCCAGCACGCACAGCACCAGCACGACGGTGACCACGGCAAACCAGGGGCAGGCTTTCACCGCCGCGTTTGAGCCTGTACCGGCCCCGGGCACCTTCACCCTGAGCTACATGGCCCAGGGACGGTGGTACGACCTGCTGGACAACGGCAACGGCAAACTGGCAGGCGCCGACCCCAGCTACGGCACCGGCACCATCAACTACAGCAGCGGCAGCGTGGCCTTCACGCTCGGGGCGATCCCCGACGTGGGCAGCGAAATCTTGTACTCGTGGGGAGACAAGAGCAGCGCCATTGCAGTACCTCCCGGCGATCTGCCGGCGCAGCTGGAAGGCGTGATCCAGCTGGATCCACGGCTCAGGCCCGAGACCCTGGTGCTGAGCTGGACCACCGGCGGCACGCCGCGCACCGCCACCTGCAACGCAGAGGGTGTGATCAGCGGTCACGCCACGGGCACCTGTACCGGTGGCCGGGTGGTGTTTTCACCGGGCAGCGCGCCGGGCACCGTGGTGTCTTGCGCGTACACCCGCGCGGCAGCGCAACAGTCCGGCGGTGCCAGCTTCACCAACAACGGCGGGGGTAGCTACACCGCCGCCGTCACCCCGGTGGTGCCAGGCACGCTGCGCATGACGGTGCTGCCCACACCTGTGGCTGACGCCGATCTGCCCGTGAGCATCGACGTGTATGACAACGGTGCGGGGGTGCTGCTCAGCCGCACCGAAGGCATCACCGGCGCGCTGGGCACGGTGGACTACGCCACCGGCGCGATCGCACTGAGCCCGACGGTGTCGGCCCGTGTGTGGCGCAGGCAAGCCGTGAGCCGCAACGTGGGCTCGGTGGGTGGCAGCCGCGTGACGGTGTTTACCGAACGGCAGCTGTACCCGGTGTCGGTCATCGGCCTGATCAACGGCACGGCGGTGGTCAATGGGTTCGGCTCGGGTGTCGACACCGCAGAGACCGAACTGCGCACGCCCAGCTGGGGCGCGCAGGTCAAGACGCTGGCCGGGCTGAGCATGTCCATCAGCGGGTTGGCGTTTGTGCAAGGTGGTCAGGTCTACACGGCACAGGGTGGCGTGTTGCAGGCAGGCTGGAACCTGATCACTGGCGTGGGCGCTGCTGCAGGCTCGGTCAGCAGCAGCGGTGCCGTCAATTTGACAACGGCCCCACCTGGTGGTCAGAGCGGCGCCATCACCTGGATCAACGCCGCCCAGGACACCGCAGGCAATGACGTCGGGCAGGGCGTGTTCCGTGTCGAGACGGCCCCCATCAAAACCGGCGTGTTCCAGATCCAGTCGGGCGCGCTGGTGGGCAGCAGCAACAACGCCGGTGTGATCAGTGGCGGCGGTTGGTCTGGCACGGTGGACTTTGCCCGCGGCATCGTCAACTGGAACCGCCTGGGCGGCCTCACCGGCGCGCCAGCGAGCTACGCCGAATGGCAGGCGCTCAACCCGGTGGCCGCCGACACGCTGACCTACAACGCCGTGTTTTTGCAGTACCTGCCGCTGGACGGCAGCCTGCTGGGCCTGGAGACCGCCCGCCTGCCGCTGGACGGCCGGGTGCCGATCTACCGGCCCGGGGGCCAGGTGATCGTGCACAACACGCTCACCACCACGCTGCCGAGCATCCCTGTGCGTGGCCAGGCCTACAGCCTGGGCCGCCAGCGCATCGCGGCTGTGACCGTGCGCAGCGCCAGCGGTGTGCGTGTGCCGGGCGACCGGTACACCGTGCAGTTCAACGACGGCACGATCACCATCCCCGCTGGCGCCAACCTGGTGGGCATCGACCAGCCCATGACGGTGCACCACCGCATTGAAGACGAGTTGATGGTGCTGCGCGCCGACATTTCCGGGCGGCTTGACCTGGTGGCCGGGCTCACACACAACTACCCGGCGGGCACCAGCTTCGTGAGCAGCAAGCTGCGCAAGGGCGATCTGTTTGCCCGCACCTTCGGCTACCGCGAGCGCAGCACCTGGGCAAACAGCTGGCAAGCCACCGCCGATGCCACCGCTCAGCCCACCGCCAGTTTCAACGAGACGAACTTCCCCATCACGGTCACCAACCGGGGCGCCATCGCCGAGCGCTGGGCCGTCATCTTCACGGCCGCCACGGTGGTTCGTGTGGTGGGCGAAGAGACCGGCCAGGTGCTGACCGGCGTATCCATCACCGGGACCATCGAGGCGATCAACCCCGAGACCAACGCGCCTTATTTCTCCATCAACCCGCTGGGCTGGGGCGGCGGCTGGGCGGTGGGCAACGTGCTGCTGTTCGAAACCGCAGCGTGTGGTGCCCCCACGTGGGTGGCGCGCACGGTGTTGCAGGGTCCGCCAACGGTGGCCAGCGACTCCGCTGTGATCGCTTTCCGCGCCGACGTAGACGCCTGACCTCACCGATCAACACCATGACACAGCCCATCTGGTATGACAGCACCGAAGCCGGTGCCCCAACGCTCAACAACGCCGCTGGCAGTTTGCTGGAGGTGCTGCGCGCCTGCCTGGTGAACGGCTTCAACGCCCGCGCGGTCACCAGCATCGCCGTGGTCTCGGGCGTGGCCACGGCCACGGCTGCAGCGCACGGCTTCCGGGCTGGCTTCGGCAAGCTGGTGCTGATCAGCGGGGCGCCGGTGGCCGCGCTCAACGGCCGCAAACAGCCGAGCAACGTGCTCACCAACAGCTTCACGTTCCCCGCCCCGGGCGTGGCCGACGGCACCTACACAGGCACCATCAGTGCGCGCCGCGCACCGCTGGGCTGGGCCGAGCCTTACAACGCAGGCAACGTGAGCATCTTTGCACGCACAGTCCAAGAGTCGACGGCGATGATGCTTAGGGTGAACGACAGCCATGTCGCACCCAGCACCATCAACGATGCGCGGGTGTTGATGGTCGAGTCGGCGACGAGCACCCTGGACTTTGTGAACCAGTCACCAACAGCGGCGCAGATTTCTGGCGGTTTGCGATGGTTCAAGGGTCAAGACAGCGCCACCGCCAAGATGTGGGCTGTCTTCGGTGACGATAGGCTGTTTTTCATCGTTCTTCCCAACGTCAACGGCGGTGGTTCTCTTTTTACGTACGCGATCCATGCGTTCGGTGACCCGCTCGCCGTGAAGACTCCCGATCCTTTTTTATGCTTACTAGCGGGCGCCACGCAGTCGGTGACAGCTGGGAGTATCTCCAATCGGCTCGGCACGCGCAACGGCATCAACGCTGGCACAACAGACCCACACACCGTTTTGGCCAGGAGTTTTTCCGGGTTTAATTTTTCTCGCCCATGCGAAACGTGCTCGATTGGCGCCGGTGGTGTACCTTTTGGGTCCGTCACCCAAGGCGACCCTGACTTGTCTGACTTTTTACTGACAGGCCCGGCGCTACTGATTGAACAAGGCACAACGGTGCGGGCGACATTGCCCGGACTTGTGGATCCAACTGCCCGCGCTCCATTCCAGGCGCTCCCCCAGTTTGCGCTTATCCAATCTGTATCTGGTACAGATCGGCGATTCGTCAGTGTGTTGTTTCGCTCCACCGGCGGCAGCGAGGGTAATGCACTTATTGATGTGAGCGGACCATGGCGGTGATCTACATCGCGCGCGCGCCGGTTGTCGTCTTTTCTGAGCTTTTCGACGGTGGGGCGTTTCGACTAACGGGCACCACCTCCAACACCGGATCGCCCACGGTGCCGGTACGCCGCCGGGTGCGCCTGCACGACCAGACCAGCGGGCGGGCGATTCGCGAGGTGTGGAGCGACGCCGCCACCGGCGCCTACAGCTTCGACAACATCCGCCAGAGCACCTACTACGTGACGGCGTTTGACCATACCGGCCAGTACGGCGGCGTGATCGAGACCGACCTGACGCCGGAGCCGATGCCATGAGCCTTTCGCTGGCCACGCGCCGCGCCCGCTTGCTCGCCGTGCGCGATCGCATCGACGCTGAAGGCGGCGGCGCGCTGCACCTGCACGGCGGCAGCATGGTGGCCAGCCCCGAGACGCCACCCCCCGCTGCACCGCTGGTGATCGTGGCGCTTGCCCCGGTGAGCTTTGCCCTGCACCCCACCGCTGCCCAGATGGACCTGGTGCCCGCTCAGGGCTTTGCCGCGCTGGCCGGGCAGATCACCTGGGGCCGCTACGTGGACGGCGTTGGCAACCCGGTGTACGACTGCACCGCAGGCCCGCCGGGCAGCGGTGCGGAGCTGATCGTGACGGACGGCGCCACGCCACCCACCGCGCAGGTGTTCACCGGCGGTGAAGTCAACGTCACGCACACCCTCACCGAACCCTGATTCGAGTCCCCAAGCCGTGGCCGACTTGATCTTTTCCCGCCCCCGCCACGCTGGCGGCCCGGTCAACCTGGTGTTTGGTGCCGGGCCGGTGGTGGTGGTGCCGGATCCTGTCACCGTCAGCGGCACGAGCGTGCTGGGTGGCGTGAGCGGCTTTGGCCTGGTGCAGTATGACAACCGCAACCCCCGCCGCGCCAGCACCGTAGCCCGCGCGCCGCACCAGGTGGCGGCCCGAGCGTTGGGGCAGCTGGGTACCGGCTGGGGCCTCAGTGCCCGCGAGCTGGGCGCCATCAGCATGCTGTGGCAGCCAGCTGCCAGGGCGCAGCGTGAAACGGGCAGCGCCTGGGCGATCTCTGGCCGGGTGCGCACTGAGGCTTTGGCGCCGTGGCAGCTGGGCCGGGCTGTGGGTGTGCAGAGCGCCCTGGTGCACCAGGCTGCGCGGTTCGTTGGGCAGCAGGCGGCGGGCGTGTGGCAGACCGCACAAGGCAGGGCTGTGCAGGCCGCGCTGGTCCACCAGGCGGCGCTGTCTCTGGTGGCGCAGGCAGCAGCACCATGGGGCACCGCAGCCGGCCTGCAAGCCCTGGCCGTGGGCCGGCACGGCAGCGGCACCGCACGAGCGGTGCATTTTGTGGCCGTGTGGGAAACCGGCCAGCCTGTGCCGCCCGGCCTTGAGCTGTGGCCAAAACCCACGCCCGACGGCCCCCCGCTCCGCGTGCCCAGCACCCACCTGGTGTTTGCCTGCCCGCCCGGCTGGCTGGGCAGCGGGCCTGTTAACCTGCTATTCGGGCGGGTGTGCACGACGACAGACCCCGAATACCCGCCCGGCGTTGTTGTCGTGCCCATCAGGAGCGTCTACATGACGATCAACAGTTTCTCCCTCATTCGCCTCGACACGGGATTCAACATCCCGGCTACCGCGCTGTCGCTGTCTCTGGACGTCGACTCGTGGACCTGGAACTGTTCGTTCTCTGTCCGCGGTGACGCGCTGCCTTTTGTCGAGCCCAACAGCAACGGAGATCCCGTCATCGCGCAGGCCACGGTCAACGGGACGCCCATCCGCGTGCTGATCGAGAAGATCGGGCGCGAGCGCACGTTCGGGTCGTCGCAGCTGCGCTGCTCGGGCCGCGGTATCTCGGCCGCGCTCGACGCGCCATACGCCCCTGTGCAAAGTTTCGCGAACGCAGGTGCACGCACTGCGCGGCAGTTGCTCGACGACATCCTGACGGTCAACGGGCAGCCGATTGGCTGGGGCATCGACAGGTTCGATCCGACAGACTGGTTGGTGCCAGCAGGCGTGTTCTCGCACACCGGCACCTACATGTCGGCGCTGAACGCCGTGGCTGGATCGGTCGGGGCCTACATCCAGCCGAAAGGCACGACCGATGTGCTCGATGTGCTGCTGCGCTACCCCACTCCGGCCTGGGCTTGGTCGACCGCGACGCCAGACCTGGTGCTGCCGTCGGCGGTGACGTCGCGCGAAGGCATCGAGTGGGTGGACAAGCCCGTCTACAACCGGGTGTTCGTCAGTGGTCAAGAGGGTGGTGTGGCCGGGCGCTACACCCGCACCGGCACCGCAGGCGACTTGCTCGCGCCAGCGGTTGTCGAGCCGCTGATCACGCACTCCGACGCGGTGCGCCAGCGGGGGCGCGCGATAATCTCCGACACAGGCCGTATCGCAAATGTGACACTGCGCTTGCCAGTCTTGTCCGAGACGGGGATCATCAAACCCGGCACGATGGTGCGATACACCGACGGCCCCGTTGAGCGCATTGGATTGTCGCGCAGCGTGGCGCTCGACGTGGCCATGCCGACCATCTACCAAACCATCGAGGTGGAAACCCATGTCGAGTAACCTGTTCACACGCTTCAAACGGCTGCTGCCCACAACGCCGACACGCATCGGCACAGTGACAGCTGTCGATGGCACGGACCTGATCCTGACCGAGGTCGGGGGTGGTGTGGTGCGGGTCGCCGGCGAGGCGACTGTTGGGCAGAAGGTCTATTTTCGGGGGCGCGTGATGGACAGCCTGGCGCCCACGCTGACCGAAGTGCAGGTCGAAGAATGAACAGCTACATTTTTGCCAGCCTCGGCGCCGCGATCATTGCGCTCGGCGTGTGGGTCCAGGCGCTGCGCCTTGAAGTGTCGCGACTGGAGACTGACAAGGCGACGATCGAGGCTGTCGCGCGAACCGCCGAGCGCGACCACGCCGTGCTGATCGGAGAGCGGCAGAGTCGCCACGCGGCGGCGCAACAACTGAAAGAGGACACCTATGCGAAGGACACCGCGCGTCTGGCACGCCAGCGCGATACTGAGCGGGCTGCTGCTGTCGGCCTGCGCAACAAGCTCGCCGCCGCCACGGCCAACACAGGAGGCCCAGTTGACGCCGTTGCCTGCGAGCGTGACCGCAATCGGCTTGACGCCCTCGGCGGCCTGGCAGGAGAAGGCATCGAACTGGTTGTTGAAGCTCGACACCTTCTCGACCAGCGCGACGCCGACGTGCGCAACCTGCTCGGACAAATAGCCACTGACCGGGCGGCGTGCTCACCTCCGTGATCTACTTGACGATCTTGACGTAGACCGAAAGACCCCTTTCTCGGGCCACCTTGATCATGTGCTCGGTCCCCTTGCTCCCTCCGTCCCACACAGCAACCAAAGCATCGGCGTTGTGGGCCATGTCTACGTTGCGGATGAAGCCCGCGCGGCGGCCGTGCTCGATCCAGTTGGCAGGGTAAGCAACGACGCGAACGCCGGACTTTCGCGCAATGACAGCACCTACCGTGTCCACGCCACGGGCGCACCCGCTCAGCACAACGGTTGGGTTGATCGCCTCGAATAGGAATGCCTCGCGCAGCGCGGTACGGACTACCGCCTCGTCGGTGATGGTGCGAGATCCAGCGACAATGACACGCATCAGCGGTCCGCCTGGTAGATCAACAGGTTGAACTTCTCGGCCGCCTGCAGGAGGTGTTCGTTCTCACCGATGCAGATCAGTGCATCGGCATTGATCACCATCCGCCAGTGCTGCTGCCGAACACCAGCCTCACCGCCGACCATCGGGTCGACAGGGCGGGTTTTGTCGGTGATGAACTCGGTCGGCTCGATACCAGAGAACAGGGACGCGTCGGCCAGGTGCGCTTTGGTGACGGGGCCGTAGGTGATCGTTTTCATGTCGCCACCATCGCCAACTTGACTTTTCCACCTGAGTGCAACTCGCGGTCCCACGCGTTGACCAACGCCATCGGGTCGACACCGGGTCGAGCGTGCACGTGCACGCTGTTGAACGTGAACACCATGTCGCACCGCAACTGGTTGGCCATTCGTACAGCGCCGGCGCACGCGCTCTCGATGTCAGTGCCAGGCGGAAATTCCAGGCGGATTGCTGGGTTGTCGTTCATGCTGTGTACTCCTGAACCAGGAACTCTTCGGCATCGTCCGACCCTTCAGGCAGGACCCGGTAGTCGTCGCTCATGTGGGTGTAGTCGCCGGCGTCCTCGCGGAAGCACCAGGTGTCGTCGGGCCAGACGAAAATGTCGAGGTTGGATGCGGGGCGGATGTTCACGCCACCCCCAGCAGCTTGCGGATTTCAGCCACTGGCCAGGCGAGCCGACCGCCGATGTTGCGCGGGGCGATCGGGCCGGTGCTCTTGCAGGCCCACAGGCGCAGGGTCGCCGGCTGGCGGTCGAGGTAGTGGGCCGCCTGCGCGGTGCCGACGGTGACCTGATCAATTCGGTCGATGGGTGGGAAAACTGCTGCCATTTGCGAGATCCTTTGTGTTGTAGGTGCTCGGTAAGCACCTTTCAACACAGATCATATCGCAAATGCTCAACTGTGTGCGAATTTATTTCGCAATTGCCAACATGCGTTTTTCACGGGGCTTGTGCACGATGCCTGCTTGGGCCAGCACCCAAGTCTCGATCGCATCGTGGTGGACACGCAGCAGATCCAGCGGGCGCTCGGTGTAGTGCTTCTCCGCGGTGGCGCTCGGCTTGTGGCCCATGATCTGCGCCACCACGATCCAGTAATGCGTCTTGCCGCCACCCTTGCAGGGGTACACGTTGCCCAAGCGCACCGTGGTATCAATCGGCGGCTTAGGCGCTGGCTGCGGTAGGTTGAATTTCATGCTGTCCTCTCGGTAATGCCTAACTGTCGCTTCGAGCGGACTGAGTACAGCCGCTCAAGCTGGCGTTAGAACTCTTGCGCCAGGCTGGCGTACACGTTGTCCCAGAAAATCCGGTCATCGACGCGCAGCAGAAACCCCTCGTTCATGAGGTCGCCGCCAGTGCTGACAATGTGTGCCGCGCAAGTCCAAGCCTTCGCGGTGTCGGAGTCGGCAGGCTCGCAGCGGTCCAGTTTCTCCAGCGCCAAAAGGTGTTGGCATTCGCGGGTCTTCACACCAAGACAGCAAGACAAGTGGTTGTCCTTCACCGGGACTGGCGCCTGCATGCTGCATTGCTGGTGCGTCTGTGGCAGCGCGCTCTCGCGCTCCTGGCGGAACAGCATCACCATCTGCGGCACCTCGTGGGCCATCTTCAGGCCGTCGTACATGAAGCGTGCTTCGCCCCACTCTTGACCGGCAGCGCGCTGGGTGTCTTGATGCCGATTCACAGCAGCATGCCATTCGTGGTTTAGTGGGTATTTCAATCGGTCCATGGTGTTCTCCGTTCAGTTCTAACTCTGCGCCCCAGCGGGACGCCTATCGGCGCCCCTGGGCTTCGGTGTTGGGTTTCATGAATGTCACCCAGTGCGTTTTCTGCTGCTTGCCGCTCTTGTGGCCAAACAGTGGCTTGTGTGGCGTCAGCGCCAGGATGCGCGAAACCGGAATCTCGTCCTCGCACCACTTGAAGATCAACACCCCGTCAGGGCGCAGCACCCGAAAACACTCGGCGAACCCGCCGCGCAGCATTTCCTGCCAGTCGCCTTTCAGCGTGCCGTACTTCAATCCCACCCAGCCGGTGGCGCCGTTGCGCTCGAAGTGCGGCGGGTCAAACACCACCAGCGCAAGGGTGTTGTCAGGGAAAGGCAGATCCGTGAAGTCGGCCAGGTGGTCGGGGTCAATCACCAGCTCGCGGCTTCCACCCTTGCTGGAAACGTCCGGGAGAATGTGCCGCTCGCGGCGCTTGTCAACGAACGTGGCCCGCTGGTCCTTTCGGTCAAACCAAAACATCCGGCTTCCGCAGCAGGCGTCAAGCACTGGCGGGAAACCCAACTCAACGGTCAACCCGGACAATGCCCGGCGTTCACCGCTCTGGTGTTCTTCAATCGTCTGTTCGCCGGTCATTTCCGGTTACCTCCTGTGTTATGTACCTCGACCGCAATCTCCCACGTCTCGGTAATCATTCGCTCGGCTTCCGCTTTCGTCGGCCACAATCCGCGCTCTTTCATGCTCACGTAAAACTCGTGGTGGTCATCTTTGACCCACACAAGGCCGCTGGTACAAATGCGCTTTCGCGCCGCAGGTTTCACCATCACTGCAAACATATCAATCCTCCCGTTGCATAACTGTGCTTTCGAGCGGGACGGCTTCGCCGCCCCTCAAAGCGGCGTTGTGCCTGTCCATCACCGCTGCCCTCCAATCTCGGCCGCACGCATGGCCCGCAAGTGGTCGGCGCCGCAATAGGCATCGCAGTAGCGCACCCCAGGCGGGGTTGGTTCGCCGCATGAGAAACACTGGCCGTTAGCCGGTGGCAATTCAGGCTTTCGGCTGGCCGCCAGCCGGGCGGGGGCTTCGAGCTCGTCGCGATCGGCTGTCATGTCTGCTTCGTCAGCCATCGGTCAGATCCCCACACCACTGTTGATCGCCGACCGCACGGCGTCACGCACCGTATCTGCAGGGGTACCTACCACAGCGTGTGCTGCATCGGTCACCGCCCACTCGCCAGTCTCAAGGTGCTGGACGGAGTAGCCTGCCTGGTCGAGGAAATCGAGCAGGATGTCGTCATCCGTCGGGCGTTCGTAGGGCACGCCGTTGTTGGTGAGCAGCCACCAGGCCGACAGGATGAAAAACGCAATGAGCAACAGCCACGTTGCGATCGGCAGGTAGGTGTTCATGCGGCACCGCCCTTCTGTGCACGGGTGTGGGCTGCCGTCCGCGCACCGTAGTGCGCCACCTTGTCGGCGTCGTAGACGGGGTTGCCGCCGGCCTTCGCCCGCCCTTGCCGGGCCGCAGCCAGGCGCCACAGGGCCTTGAACGCTTCACCCTCGTTGAAGGTCATGTTCAGCGCTTCGATGATGTCGGCGCACTCAGCCAGGTAGGGTGCACTCTCGGGATCCACAGGCCGCACGATGTCGACCTGGTAGTAGTTGGCCTTGCGCTCCAGCTTGCCGCCGCCGCTCGCCACAACTGCCTGCGTGTCGTGAGATTCCTGGATCGCGACTTGCGTGGTTTCGTTCGGGGTGATGCCGTTGGGCGCCCGTAGCACCAACTCAACCAGGTCACCCCCGCAACGCCGGCAGGGCTCGCCGGGTGGCAGCGCGTAGCCGTTTTGATTGACCGAATAGGTGCGGCCGTCCCCCACCTTTAGCACGTTGACCAGATACTTCGGGTCTTCGTCGATGCTGTGCACCGTGACGTGCACCGTGACGTGCACCCCGCTGCGTGTCCGCCACACCTGGCCGACCTCGATCTTGATTCCGTTCACCGCCATCTGATAACTCCTGTTGCGTTTGCGATTGTTTATTTTCGCAAATGCGAACAGAAAGTCAAGCAGTTTCTTTCAACCCTTCGATCAGCGCGTCTTGGATCGAGACCTTCGTCGTCAGCCGCTTGACCGCTGACTCTTCGACCGTGCCACGGGCGATGATGCGGTGGACTTTCACCACGCGGTCGAAGCCTGCCTGCATCTGGCGTGTCGGGCCGACGCGCTCGATCAACTGAGCATCTTCCTCTGCAAACCAGTTGGTCGAAAAAATACAGGCGATGCAGCTGTGATACTGCAAGCCGTCAACGCCGTGCCCGATGCTCAGCGGGTGGGCCAGCCACACCAGCCCCTCGCCGCGTTTAGCAGCCTCCAAGTCGGCGTCTTTACTCAGGTCGAGCGCATCCTTACCGAACACTTTCTTGATCCGCTCCGCGTCGGGCTTGAACCAGTTGGCGACGAGCACGGGCATGCCGGCGGCCTCTTCGATGACGGACTTCAGCGCCTCGATTTTCTCGTCGTGCGCAAGCACCCATTCTTTCTCGTTTCCGGTGTAGACCGACCCGCTGGCGATCTGCAGCAGCTTCTGGCTCTTGGCGCCGGCGGCCAGGGCCTCGATGGTCGTGCCCTGGATCTCGGTCAGCAGGTCGCGGGCCATCTCTTTGTACTGGCGCATCGCCGCCGGCGGTAGATCGACGTAGATGGGGTTCTGAAAAGGCTCGCGGATGTCGATGTAGTCCTTCAGGTCCACGACCACGGTCACATCGCGGATGGCATTCATGATCTGCTCTTGCGCGTAGGGCAGCGGCTCGATCATCTGGCGCGTAGCATCGCTGCCTGGCTTGGCGTAGAACCAGCGCTTCGAGAAACTGTCGAACGAGTTGCCGAGGCGGTGACCGGTGTCTACGAACCAAGTCTGCCCCCACGCCGCCTCAAGGCCCGACAGCACGAACGTGCCGGTCAGGTTGACCCATCGGTCCACCCGTGTGTGCGCCACTCGCGCCAAGGCTCGCGCACGACTGGCACCGCTGCCTTTTTTCTTTTTGGCCGTTCCGTCCTCGTCCACTTTGCCGGCGCCCCGCAGGAATTTTTTGCCGGTCTTGCTGGTTCCGATCGACACCCGCAGGCCGCGCAGCCGCGTACTCTCGTCCACCACCACCATGTCGAACGGCCAGTCGGGACCATAGTTGTCGACCAGCCACTCCAGGTTCTCGAAGTTGATCGTGACGATGAACGTCGCGCTGCGGATGGCCGCGTGGCGATCGTTTTCGTCACCGATGGCCGTCGCCATGGTCAGGTGACCGAACGATCCACGGAACTTGTGCAGGGTCTCGGGCCAGGTGTACTGCGCCACGCGCTTGGGGGCGATGATCAGCACCCGTCGGACCTCACCAAACAGGTGAAGAATCGACAGGGCCTCCAAGGTCCCTGCGGTCTTGCCGGACCCCATCCCGGCCAGGACGTTGACACGCTTGTTCGTCCTGATGCCGTTGGTGATCGGGGGCTGCCACGGGCGCGGCGTGTACCGACTCATGTCTTCGGTTCAAGCACGTCAGCCACGGCCCGCAGCTTGGCGGCCACATACTTGTCGAACTCGGGGTCTTTGACGTTCTCGCACTGGGCCACAAGGAACAGCACCACACCGCCGACCGTGACGTCCAGCGGGGTGCCGTTGGCCAGAACGCCGACTCTGTACGCAATGTCGCGCATGGTCGCGTCGCGTTCCGCTTGTTCGGGTGTGCTCATTTTCCGGTGCTCCCGAAGCCGCCGGCGCCGCGCTCTGTGGTGCTGAGTTCTTCGACTTCGACAAACTCGACACGCTCGATCGGCTCGATGATGCCTTGGGCGATGCGGTCGCCGTGGTGGACTGCGAATGTGAGGTGGCCGTCGTTCCGCAGCCCAGCCATGACTTCGCCGCGGTAGTCGCTGTCGATCACCCCTACGCAGTTGGCCAACGACACGCTGTGGTTGTAGCCGTGCCCACTGCGGCTGTAGATGCGCAGCACGTGGCCCGGCGGTACTTCGACAGCGATGCCGGTCGAGATCGGTCGCATCTCACCGGCGGGGATACCGAGCCAGGTGTCCGGCAGGTCGGCGTAGACGTCGAACGCCGCAGCGCCGTCGGTGCCGTAGGTCGGTGTCTTGGCGGTCTTGGTGAGCTTTCGGAGTTTGACTTGCATGGTGGTCTTTCAGTTGAGTGGAAAATGTTTGTCGATCAGTTCGATCGAGTCGATGACGAGGACCGTCTGGCCGAGGTTGCGCATGCGCTCGTGCTCGCGGATCTGGTTGGGTCGGGGCTTCTGGCCGGGGGCTTTGAGCTCGACCCAGACAGTCTGATCAGTCGATTCGTAGTGGTGGTTCAACGGTCCCGGCAACATCACTAACTGGTCAGGGGCTCCGTTGCGGCCGATCCACTTGACCTTGCGGCACTCGCCACCCAGCGCCTTGATACGGGCCACCAGGGCGTCTTCGATCTCAGATTCACGCATCACAATCTCCTAGGCCATCGGCCGTTGTTTCACAAAGGTGGGGGACATAGCGGTTGCCCGGGTGCTGGCGCTCGTCATCCGAGAGCCGGTATGCGCCACCAAACAAGCGCCAGTGGACGGTCTTGCAACCGCAGTGTGTGCACACCGGTTTCTTGTTTTTGTTGCGCCCACGTGGCCCGTAGCCGTAGTCCAGCATTCGGCCGATATAGAAGTCGGACATCTCACCCATTTTTCTTGCCCCGGTTTTTGATCTTGAACAGGTGGTGCACCTGGAACACCGCATCGCCCAGCGCGTTGTGGGCCGTGCCGTCTTTATCGGCGGGGTTGTATTCGACGGCCGGGTAGAGGTTGCGCACGGTGCGGAAGTCGCGCACGTGGCTCCAGTACCAGGGACTTTTCATGCCCAGTCGTTTGCACGCACCGTCGATTTTCGAGATGTCGAACTCGTCGGAGTTGCCCCAAGGCCGCACGTCCTCGTGGCGACAGGTCTGCGCGATCCAGGTGGCGAAATCTCCAAGCACCAGGTCGATCGGCTCACCGCCGTAGGCCACAGCCTTGCGGGCGGCATCACTCTGGCGCAGCCACCACAACACAGCACCCGCCTCCATCTGGCCACCGTGCGCCACGCTGCTCACCAGGTTGATCGTGCGGTTGAAGGTCGGACCGAGCGTGCAGGTCTGCAGGTCGAAGAACACCGCGCCGATCGACAGCAGCGCTGCGTCGTGACGTTTCCCGAGGGTTTCGGTGTCGATCATCAGGTCGAAGAATTGGGTGGTCATCGTTCAGTCTTTCTTGTAGCGGTAGGCTTCAAACCCGGCGGCTGCCAAGGGCAGGTCGGGCGCCCAAGCGGGGTTGGTGGCCATGATCGACACGAGACCGCCTGCCGTGAACTCGTCGGTGTCTGGGACTTCGGTCAGCACTTCGTCGTGCACGGACAGGATCGGCAGGTAGCCACGCTGTTCAGCCACGGCGAGCGACGGGGCGAGGATGTCCCGTGCGATGGTCTGGCAGCAGTTGCCGGTCAGCTTGCCGCCGTGAGTGAACACACGCACCCACTGGCGTGTCGTGCGGCCCTCTTCCGAGGCTTCGCCCCAGTAGGCGATCGTGCCGTCGTCGGTGATGTGTGGGTCGAAGTAGGTCAGCAGGCGACCGCTTGGCAGCCGAACAACGAGCCAGCGCTGTCCACACTGGGCGACGGTGCGCAGCTTGATGAAGGGGCCGACGGAGAACACGACGCCCAGGTTGTTGATCGCGTTTTTCGCTGCGTTGCCCAGGTCGTACCAGAATTTTTTAGTGGCTGGGTGCCGTGCGCGCCAGGCCAATTTGCAGGTCTCGCTGGCCACCCACTCGATCTCGTCGATCTCCAGCGAGTCCAACTGTGGGCGGCCCCACGAGTTCAGGTTTTCCCACGCCTTGGCCACGTGCTCGGGCGCGATCATCCGCTGGATCGTGTCCCAGAAGTCGCTCATTTTCAGGCCGTAGGCATGCGCAAAAGTCTGGTATCCAGCCACTCCACCCTGGTAGCCGGACGCGAGGTCAGGCACCTTGCCGAAGGCGTTGCGATTTTTCTTCTCGACCTTCCAGGGGTCGCCGCCGATGATGCTCACCGCGGTGATGTTGTAGAGGTCTGGCCCGGTGCCGGCGTCGTACTCGCGGAATGCTTTGAGCTTCCACATCTCACGCGCGATCCAGGCGAGCACACGACCCTCGATGTTCGAGAGGTCGGCCACCGCCATTTTCTTTTTCGGTGGGACGATCACGCAACCCCGCAGGGCCGCCGCGCCGAGCCGCATCAGGTCATCGAAAAACAGGGCGTGCGTGCCGAGCTTCAAGTGCTCGATGTAGTCCTCGATCACCTCGGCGGGTGGCAGGCCGCGGCTCGGCAGGTTCTGCGCCTGGTAGAGACGACCGGCCCACCGGCGGGTGCGCCCCGCGCCGGCGAACTGAAGGCCG